GGCCGTGACCTGAAATGACATGTGCAGATCAGTCGGATTGGCGCGGGTAAGGCCAGTCCCGTGTTGTCACTAGTCAGGGATCAGTTGCCAGCGAACCGTGCCGGCCTTGTCAGGACCACACCGAAGCTTGCGACCTTGCTTGTCGTTGCGCTCCTTGTACAGATCATTCATGGAGCAGTACGCACCCAGCTGTGGCTCCGCTGGTGCGGGGCCTTGGTTCTGTTGGGTCGCTGGAGCTGTTCCAACGAAGTTGCTCGCTGTCGGCGTCGGTCGGTTGGGTCGGACATTGTGATCACAGTTCGCCGCGCCAGTGAATACGGCTGCGGCCACTAGCACTGCGGCGGTGATGGTTCGTTTCAAGTTTTCTCCAGTGTTGTCGATGCGAGGTGCGCGGACACGGTACGAGTAGACCCGAGAAGTCAGCTGAGCTGGGAAGAAGTGGCTAGACGCGAGAAGTCGGTTTGGGCGGCATGGCGTTGAGACGAGAAGTCGGGACGAGGAGATGAGACAAGAGACGAGTAGTCGGAGCGAGGCGAGAAGATCCGAGTAGAGGTGTCCCTGACACCCTACCCCTGGGGATGTAGGTGTCCATAATGTCGACACCGCCCTGTATCTACCCCTTGTGGTCTTGATCCCATTAGAGTATGTACGTGCTAATACTCACCATGGTCGTGGCTGCGTTTGCAGCGGCCCGCCTCGCGCGCCTGATCGCGGAGGACGAGATCACGGTGAGCTTCCGCAGAGCCGTGATCAACCGATTCGGCCCCAGTGCTGGAATCACCAAACTCATCCACTGTGCCCCCTGGTGTATGAGCATGTGGTTTTCCGTCCTGGTGCCGGTGTCAGTGTTCTGGCACAACCAGTGGGTCCTTGCCGCATTCTCCATCCCCGCCGGGTCCATGGCGGCGGCCATGATTCTGCGCCTAGCGGACAGGGAGTAGGCCATGGCCACGTTTCGCCGGCAGCGGGCTCCAGTCGCCTTACCGGAAGAAACTGACGCACATCCCTCGGAACTGAAGTCGCTCATCGCCAGTGCTGCCCGGATTAGGAATGTCGACGGGCAAGGATGGCGGACGTATCGCTTCGGTGATGACTCCTGGCAGCAGGAAGTGTGGCGACTCTATGACATCATTGGCGAGCTTCGATTCGCTGCAAACTGGATCGGTTCAGCTGTGTCCAGGGTGCGTATCTACGTCGCTGAAGTCGACAAGAATGGCCGCGTCCAACAGGAGACGAAGAAGCCGAAAGTTGCCGCCATTGCGGAGAACATGTTCGGCTCCCCAGCGGCACAGTCAGAAGCGCTGCGCATGCTGGGCATTAACCTCACTGTTGCGGGCGATTGTTACATCGTCGGCCGTGGTGCGGTCCGTGACACGGAAGCGGACGAGTGGTACATCGTCTCCTGCTCCGAACTCAAACGCTGGAACGGCAACGTCCAACAGCTCTACCCGGACGGAACTAAAGAATCACTGGACCTCGACAAGGACATCGTCATCCGGGTCTGGACGCCTCACCCGCGCCGGTCTCTGTGGGCTGACTCCCCTACCCGTGCTGCGATGCCGATGCTGTGGGAGATTGAGCGGTTAACCCGGTACGTCTTTGCCCAGATCGACTCCCGGCTCATTTCGGCCGGCATGGTGCCGATCCCGAAAGAGTCATCGTTCCCGGATGACGGCAACGACGTCATGATCCCCGGCGCTGAGGGTCTGACACAGGCGATGATGAAGGCTGGTTCCCGAAGCCTGAAAGGTGAAGGGACGGCAGCAGGTGTCGTGCCCATGTTTGTCGAGATGCCGTTGGATGCTCTTGGCAAAATTGAGATGGTCAGCTTCGGGTCCGAACTCAGCAAGCAGGCGCTTGACCTCCGCGCGGAGGCTATCCGCCGTTTCGCCTTGGCCATGGACATCGCGCCGGAAATTCTCACAGGCACGGGCGACGCGAATCACTGGAGCGCCTGGCACGTCGAAGAGGCGAATATAAAGATCCACATTGAGCCTCTCATGACTCGGATCTGTGACGCCCTCACCACTGCCTACCTGAACCCAGCACTGAAGGCGATCAAGGAAGACCCCGACCGGTACGTTTTCTGGTTCGACACCGCTCCCCTGACGGTACGCCCGGAACGGTTGAAGGATGCGCTGAACCTCAACGAGAAGCACATCATCTCGGACGAGGCCGTGCTCATCGCCGGGGACTTCAAGCTCACCGACAAGCCTGACGCAGCTGAAGACCTGAAATATTTCACCCGCACCCTGATGGAACGCGACCCCACCCTGTTCCAGATCGCTGCGGTACGCAAGGTCGCCGGGTACACCGATGATGTCCTACCTCCAGACACCATCGTGGCCCCCCAGCAACCCGGCGGCCCGGGGGCGGGCCCACCCCCGCCCCCACCTCCACCTACCGGTATTCAGCCCACCGGGCCAGCACCAATGCCGCAAGACTCGTCCGCCCTATCCACGCCTGGCGGCCCAGTCACCACCAACAGCAGTACCCCGCCTGGAATCACCGCGTCCGCAACCGTGGGTATGAACACGCAAGCCGTGTTTGCGGTAGCCAACATGGCTGTCCTCCGAGCCCTGGAAGTAGCCGGGAAGCGCCTGGTCGGTAACCATCACCGGACTATGCAGGACACGCCCGCATACGCGCTGCATACCAAGGTGAAAGCTGAACCAGGCAACATCCCCAAGCTCCTAACTGGCGCCTGGGATCAGATGTCCGCCCTATCCGAGCACTTGGAGATGCCTGAACTAGAAGACCCAGAGCTTGCTGTCACCTTGTACCGCTACTGCATGACGCTGCTAGAAAAGCAGCACGCGCACGACGCCGGCCTGCTCTGGGAAATGTTGTCGCGACAGGGCTTCCTCCATGGCGAATCGTAACGATGATGAGAAGAAGCTGTTCGGTGTAGTCAAGGCGGCACTGGATCGGTTCATCAATGCCGCCAGGGATAAGGTCATGGCTCCTTTTCGATCCTGGAAGGGGATGCCTGATCCGGTCGGTGTGTATCAGGCCCAGGACCAGTGGAGTACGGACACGATCCTGACCACCATTGGTCAGATTGCCATGGGGGCCTGGAGTGAGGCCACTGATGTACCACCCGTTTCCCGGCATGCCTTTGTCATGGCCCAGTTGGCTGAGACGCAGAACTTCCTCGTCCGGATCCCGGATGAGGTCTACAACCTTGTCTTCGCGGAGATCACTGATGCCATCAACAATGGAGGATCCGTTTCGGACGTTGCGGCGGCGGTTGATGGAGTGCTTGCCACTACTAACTCGGAACGCTGGGCTAACCGCGCCCGGGTCATCGCCATTACGGAGACAACCAGAGCGTACGGAGCTGGAACTACTGCAGCAGGCCTCGAACAGTCTCGGGTTACTGGTCGACTACTACAAAAAACATGGCGAACTGAGCACGACGATCGAGTCCGGGCCAGTCACCGAGCAGTAGACGGAGTAACGATCCCGCTGTACCAACCGTTCAATGTGGGCGGCTTCCCCATGTTGTTCCCTGGAGATCCGCAAGGTCCACCGGATGAAGTGATCAACTGTAGGTGTGACGTAGCGATTGTCAATGAAGGAGGTCGGTGATGGTTGACCCGAACCCCGCCCGTGGCATGCCGCTACAACTACAGCGGTACTGGCTAGCGGGCAAAGGTGCTGTCAAGATTCGTTGGAACACGCCAGGAGACTTCCTGCGCTGCGTCCGAGCCCTGACCAAATACTTCCCGAAGGATCCCAAGGGACTATGCAACATCCTGCACACCAAGGCCACTGGTGGTCCCCCCGGACATGGATCATTAGAGCCACACAAGCACAGCGCTCTGATCCTCCAAGAGGATTCTCTATCCCTGACTGCCGCTGCGAACCTGCTGGCTCAGCAACCCAGCCTCGGACAGCGTCTGTGGCATGGACCCCTTGCCCCCATTGGGGTTCCTACTGACGAACCTCGTCGGATGCGGGTGTTCGAACCAGGCGCCTTTTCGCACCGGACCCTGCCACTGCCACTGATGTGGAAGAAGTCCGACGGTCCTGGTCATGACGGCGCTGTCACCGTGGGTCGCGTCATGGGTCTCACCACCGGACCTGATCACAACGGCAACGAGTACCTGTGGGGCTGGGGTGACTGGCTCGACAGTTCTATGGTGCCCGAGTCGGCAACAGCCCAGTACATGGTGGACCAGCATGTAGCCGGCGCCAGCGTTGGACCTGGCGGCAAGGTGGTTACCACCGTGAACCCAGCCAACGGCGGGGAGTACACCTCCCAGTACGTGATCGGGAACGTGACCCTGGTACCGACTGCCGCGTTCGACGGTATGCAGTTGACCTGTATGGGTCCGGACGATTGGGATGAAAATGATCCGGATATGGCCATCACCGTCGGAGACCCCGAGGCCATCGACAGTGCTGGTGGCTGCGGGTGCGGACACAGTGCGGATCTGGGTGCGGAAGGTGCGACGTATGCCATTAACCCATCCGGCTGGGAAGGGCTCGCCCTGGCACCTCGTGATATCCCCTTTGACAATGACAACGCGGTCAAGAACATCGCAGCCTGGGCGAACATTGGCACCCAGGGTGGTGACGTCGCTAAGCTCCACCGAGCGTTCCTCTGGCGGGATCCCCAGCTCCCGGAAACGCAGACCACCTCGTACCGCATGCCGATAGGCGACATCATCAATGGTGAGTTGACGATCGTCTTCCACGCCATCTATGCCGCAGCCGCATTGATTTCTGGTGCGCACGGTGGACTGCCTTCAGTTTCTGAGCAGGACAAAAACTCGATTCGTAATGTCATCACCGACATTTACAAGGTAATGGCGCATGAGTTCAACGACAGTTCCCTGCGGGCGCCGTGGGACCGTCCAGAAAATGAAGGGCAGCAGTTTGCTATGGCCGGAAAGCAGGAGCCCTATGGCGATGTGAAATATGCCGACCCGGGCTACCGAGACAACAAGAAGCGCTACCCGATCGACACCGCTGAGCATGCCAGAGCAGCATGGGCATACATCAATGTGCCTAAGAATGCTGGAATGTATACGCCAGAACAACTAGCCGTCATCAAAGGCAAGATCCAGGCTGCCATGAAGAAGTTCGGCATCGAGATGATGGATAGTGGTCAGCACGCCAACGGTGAGCATGGCATGGAATACAACGTGGAGTATGCACCGTTCCCGTTGACCCCACCTAAGTCCTGGTTCGAGGACCCTCAGCTACCAGAGAAGACGCCACTCACCATCACCGCAGCCGGTCAGGTCTACGGTCACCTTGCCGCCTGGAGGGAATGCCACCGCGACGTCTCCAACCGAGAATGTGTCTACGCGCCGAAAAGCTTCAAGCAGTACGCACCATTCCACCTAGGCTCCGTGGTGACTGCTGAAGGTGACACGGTGAAGGTGGGAAAGATTGTCCAGGACACACGCCACGCTGATGTACGTCTGGGGTACGCCGCAGCGGCGATTCACTATGACGACACCGGTGACGAAGTGGCCGTGGTCCGGGCCGGTGAAGATGATTACGGCATCTGGGTTGCTGGCGCCATCGTCCCTGACGCCACTCCACGCAAGGTTGCGAAGCTTCGTCGCTCGCCAATCTCCGGAGACTGGCGAGGCGTGGATGGACACCTGGAACTTACTGCTGCCCTCGCGGTTAACGTTCCTGCTTTCCCGGTGTACGCAATGGACGGAGACGAGCAGTTCAGTCTTGTCGCGGCAGGAGTCGTATACCCGGAAGATGACATTGCGCCAGAGGGATACCAGATGCCGTACTTCGGCGTCGACCAGAACGCACCGGTCGTGGACATGGACATGTTGGCTGAAGGAGTCCTGACCAAACTTCGGGCAATGCAGGCCCAGGAAGACCGGGCGGCACGTCTGGCTCAGCTCAAGGCGGACTCTGATGACTAACCCAGTAGACGCCCCAGTCGCCGTTCCCGTAGCCCCAGGGGCTGCTCCCGTCGCGCCGGCTGCACCTGTGGCACCGGCCCCAGAACCAGCGCCCACTGACCCGAACGCGCCGCCAGTGCCGGAGGGTGACGGCTCGGATGACCAAGCACTCCTGGCTATGCAAATGAACGCTCGATTCTCGGTGGTGAAGCAGTCCGGAGGAGGAGCTGACGCGGGCTCAGCGCCAGCCCCTCCGGCAGCGGCGCCACCAGTGGTATCCCCCCCACCGGCTGCGCCTACGCAGGCGACCCTACCTTCTACGACTGGATAGAGCTATGGCCGGGATTGGCGACAGCTGGGGTACCGCGCAGGAGCTTATGCACCCGCGCGACAGTCATGGACGTTTCCGCACAAAGTGGAAAATGTCCCCGTCTGTCCTAGCTGCGGTTGAAAAGGTGCTGCAGGCTTTCCGGCCTCGGACGTTCCAGTCCGATGGCCAGGCCGCGCAGTACAACTTCAACCTGGCCAGCAGAAAACCCGGCCGGTTCGGTGGCGGTAAAGGATTCGCCCGACTCCAGGCCGACTATCACGCCGCCAATGAAGACCTGCGTGACGGCAACATTGATGAACCGTCCACGAGAAAGTTCGTGGACATGATGGATCAGGCGGCAACTGATCTGCCTGACGACATCATCGCCTCCAGGGTCGTTGGTCCCGATGCGTTCGGTTTGACGCCGGAACAGTTGCCGCAGCTGGAGGAGATGACTGGCAACGTCATCGCGGACCGTGGCTACGGTGCGGCCAACATTGGTACCCCGGTTGGTGGTGGACAGGGCCTCATCACGATGGTGATGGCTACGCCCAAGGGCACCAGGATGATCGTGCCTGGACGTAACCGCAACGATCGGGCACTGTTCTATGACCGGGACCAGGAATTCACTGTCACTAAAGTGAAGCCGGATGGTCGCGGCGGCTACACCATGTACGCGGTAGCCACGCCCAAGACCGCTGGTGCGACGCCGGCACCGGAGAACGTGGGTCACCAAGGCCCAGGCACCAGCCACAACCGTGAGGCAGCAGTCAAGGCACTGGAAAACGCCAGCGCCAAACGTGACATGGGCAACCAGGCTCCAGGTCAGGCCCCTCCTGGCGCATCAGGTGCTGTTCCCCAGACCGGTACGCCGGAGGAACAGCGAGCCGCCCGCAGAGCGCAGGTTCTGGGCCGGCCCGCTGGTCCCAACGCCACTCCCCAGGCACAGCAAGAGGCGGCAGCACCACCCGCACCGGCACCATCTGCACCAGCTGTGCCCAGTGCTCCGGCACCGACGCCAGCGGCGCCGGAGAGCAATGTACCCAGTGGCGTGACCTCTGTGGTCACGGGTGAACCCGCCACCAGCTTCCGGGAAGTTGCCAAAGGCCTGGAGTCGCCCAGTGCCGGTCCGCGCCGCCGGGAATGGAACTCTGCCTACCAGGGCATTGTGTCCGGCAAACAACACCCCCAGGACATGCTCCGCGAACTGGAAGCGGACATTGCCAACAACAAGGAAATCCAGAAGACCGAGCCTGGTCTCGGTGATTCTGTCCTGGCTCACGACATCGAGAAGCAGGAAAAGCTCGCTGACCTGATCCGATCCCACTTCAACCTAGGTGAGCCAGTACAGCGTCAACCACGCCAGGAAGTACGCAACGAGCTACAGGCCAAGGCTGCTAAGGCGGCCAAGGCTGCACTGCTGCGCCCCGGCGGCGGTACGGAGAAAACGCCGCCGGGCAAGAAATCCGCAGTCGAGGCAGCCCGGCCGGCGCCATTGGCCAAGGTCGCCCCGAAGCGTGCCGGTACGCCCCAGGAACGAGCCAAGGCGCTGGGCGCACAGCGTGAACAGGACCTGAAAGACAACCAGCTGAACGCGGAACAGCGCAGCCGCTGGGCCGACCAGGTTGGCAAGGAGCCAGCCAGCCTCACGCCGGACAACGCCAGCAGCATCCTGTTGGACGAGACCGCAGACCAACTACGCAACGGACGCACCACCCGGGCTAAGGCAGTGGACCGGCTACGGGAACAGGCCCGGGACCAGAACACACCTGAAGCTGACTATCTGCGCAAGGTGGCTGATGTCATTGAAGCCGACACCTCGAAACCAGCTAAGCGGGTACCTCTCAAGAAAGCTGCCCCGAAGGCGCCGCCGAATGTGGAGGCGGCTGAGGCGTCGCTGGCGGGTCGTTCCGACAAGAACATTCTCACTGGGCTGAACAAGCTGTCCGTTGGTGACATGCGAGCGGTCGCTGAGAAGTGGGGTATCCAGACCCGGGGCGAGGACAAGAAGCTCAAGCTCAAGGCCGTCCTGGCTAAGGAACTGGCAGCGCACTGGAAAGCAACACCAGAGCTGCAACGCAAGAAGGAAGGTGGCGTGCCGGGGGCGCCCAGTGTCCCTGAAGCGCCAGTCAAGAAGGCAGCCAAGGCAGCAACTAAGGCAGCCGTCAAGGAAGCGCCGCCGGACCTGGCGCCTGAAGACCTGAAGACTTTCGACCGGCTTCAAGCTGAGGGCGTGCCTCGCGAAAAGGCGATCGATCAAGCGATCAATGCTGTGGCGGCAAAGAAGACGACACCGAGAGCCAAGGCTCTCACCAAGATCGCTGAGTCTCCTGACGTACCAGAGGTAGTGAAGAAGGCAGCCAAGAAAGCTGCGGCGAAGAAGGCACCCACCGAACTGACCAAGGCTCAGCGTGACGCGAACCTGCCGGAGCTGTCCCGTCGCGTCCTGGCCGGTGAATCCGCAAACGCTGTTGTCAATGACATCAGGGCTCGGCATGGACTGCCGCCGGAAGCACCAGCACAAGTCACCGGTCCTCCGATCCTGGGACCAGATGAGATTTTGGCTCGCCTCAACAACTTCGAGAACCCACCATCTCGCGAGCAGTCGCATGAGATGCTGAAGGGTTTAAAGAAGTCGATTCTTGTCGATATGGCTAGAAAGGAGTCCATTCCTAGCCCCACCTCCAAGAACATGCAGCAGCTGCGCGACGAAATCGTCCAGGCAACATCTGGTCGGCGGCTGAACTCCATCGCCACGCGAGGGTTCAAAGGAGAAAATCCGTTCTCTCCCGAACTGCCGGCACCTGAAGCGGCCAAGATCCCTGGCATTGACACTGCGGAACGAGCACGCCTACAAGCTCGGGCTAAAGAAGTCCTGGCCGAGATGCAAAACAAGCCAGCCGCTGATCCGTTCGATGAAATGTCCAAGGCTCTCGGTGACACCGAGGTAAGCCGGGACCTCGTCGCCCGTGCCAAGAAGATCAGAGACGAAGTCCAAGCCACTAGCGGACCACCCGGTATCAGCGTAGAAGACCGGGTGGCGGCTCGGATGCTGGCCTCGATCAAACCCGAACACCGTGACGGCGTCCTGGCCGAGATGGACCCGAAAGAACGGGCACATCTGCTCGATGTGGCGGCACGGATCGCGGCGGAGGATGTCCGGGTCAAGAAGTCTGGTCACAGTCTCGACCGGATCCTGTCCGACGCTGGACTGAAGGCGCCAACGGACCAAGACAGCCAGCCTGTGTACGAGGAAGTGAAACGACTCCTCGCAGACAACAACATCAGAGGCGCGAATTACGCCCTGAAAGATGAACTGAGACGAGTCGATCTCGGCCTGGAGTCGTACCGCCGGACTGCCGGCAACGTCAATGCACCGGAGAAGCAACGACAGTATGCCGGTGAACAGATCACCAAACTACTGGCCCGGTCGGAATGGCTCCGGTCGGTTGCTGGTGCGTTGCATGGTGGTTCTGTCACCAGCCCCGAACTGACCACGAAGAAGGAAGTCAAAGAGGTCATCGGGGTTCATAGTCCCGAGTTGCAGAAGATCTCTGTTGAGAACTTGAAGGGAGCCGCCAAGGCGGCCGGCATCAAGTTGCCGGAAGGCGCTACCACCAAGGACGAGATCCTTACTGAACTGGCTCGGGAAATGATCCGCCGAGACAAGGCGGGTGACCCTATCCAGTTCCCGGCACCGAAGCTGACCACGAGGCCGACACCCAAACCGGTGGAGAGTCATCGCATCGAGGCTAGGAGCCTGGTTCAGGGTGAGGCCTGGGATGAAAGCAATGCGAACCTGCCGGGTGGTGCGCCCAGCGACAAGGCGATGCTGGACCGGATTCAGGGACTGTTGGACGGGAACCCCGAGGATATTGCCGCCGCTGGCCTAGGTAAAGGGACACCCACACCTGTAGCTATCGGTCGATACCTTGACGGCTGGGCGAATGGTCCCGGTGGACCAGCCGCCAGGCTGGCCATGACCGTCATCGGCACAGACCGCATCAAGGATGACTTGAAGCAGAAACTGGCTCCTGACGAGGAGAAGCGACTACGGGACAGGCTCAGTGAGATCGAAAAGGAGCGCGGGCAACTCCGCGCGCAGCATGATCGCTGGAAGGCGCTGGCCGATCGACTGAAGAAGACTAGGCGTACACCTGTTTCAAAGAAGGCGGCTGCTCAGCAACAAGTTGATGAGCAAGTGGCCAGGAACATGGAGGTGCTGTCTCGGGGCGGCATGCGCAACGAAACGCCGCCGATCAAGGAAACACTGGCCCGTGCCGCGAAGTCCACGCCAGCTGCACCAGCACCGCGCAGGGTGACCAAAACAAACCTGGAACTCAGCAGTGATGAAGAGGTACAGAAATATCTTCAGGAAGGGAGGATCAGTCCCGCCACCGCAAAGAAAGAGTTCCAGCGACGGGCGGACGAGATGCGTAGCCTTGCTGCCCGTGGCGAGGTCGGTGCCTCCATGGGTGGCAGTGTCACTGGGGAAAGAAGTCTTAAAATTAAGTCACCGCGAGGACTTGCGGACCACCAGCGCAGACTCGATGAAGCAGCGAGACTGGACAAGCTAGCCAACAAGGTGGAAACCAAGCCAGCTGCGCCTGCGAAGGCCGCTGCCCCCACAGTCGAGCAGCAAGTAGCCAAGAGAGCAGTTCGGAAAGAGGTGCAGGCCGAAGTAGCGAAGAAGACTGCACCCAAGAAGGCTGTCCAGGAAAATCTCTCCGGCCTCACCAACGAAGAACTGAGAAAGATCACTGAAAGCTCGGCCTTCAGCGAAGCTGGCAAGGCCACCGTTGCCAAGGAGCTGGAACGTCGCATGGCCGCTGAAGCAGCCCCAGTCAAGAAGGCTGCCAAGAAGGCTGCGCCGACCGTGTCGGAGTCGCCTGGTGGCAAGAAATACACAGAAGCCGAGCTGCAGGACATGAACCTCGGTGACCTGGTCGACATCGAGAACGAGCGTGGAATTAAGCGGGTCAGCGTGGCGAAGGCTGATCGTATCCAGGCCATCCTGGACCAGCAGAACGTGGCTCCGACTCCAGAGCCGAAAAAGGTAACGGCCAAGGCGTCGAAGGCAGCTGCGGCGAAGATCGAAGCAGCACCGCCTTCGAAGGCTGCTCCGACCAAGATCCCTAGCAGCAAGATCCAGGCCGGGAAGTACTCCAGCGCGCCAGTGGAGCCGAACAGTTGGGGCGGATTCACACCCACTCCAGTGCACTACCACAACGATGGAATCATCGGTCAAGCCGTCAAATCTCTAGGTCCTGACGCTGCTCTAGATGTCAATGGCGACCGACTGGACAATGTCATCGGACGCATCGCCACTGACACAGTGCTGGGCCGAACCAGTCAGCAAGAAATGATCGACAAGCTGGGCAAACTGGCCTCTGAGCTACCAGCTGGGTCGAATGCGCAGAAAGCATTACAAAACGCAGTAGAACAAATGGACACACCGAAGCGCAGTATCGATGTCCCAGAGGGAACACCGCCACCGTTGACGGAACTGGCCAGAGAATTGGCTGGGATTCCGCTGGCCCGTACTGACAAAAATGGACAGGACGGGAGCAGTGAACTCACTCGACTCGCCAATATCCTGGCCGACTACAAGGCCGGCAAATTGGGACCGGCCCGCCTACGTACCGAGATCAGTAACCTTGCCAACCTCCGGCACGAGAGCATGGAAGGTAAATTCGAGATCGATCGAGCCATCAAAGAAGCAGTGGCTGCGCTCAAGAAGTTCACTGAAGCTGAAAGAAAGGCCCGAGGAGGAAGCTGATGGGCTGCTCATGTAACGACGGGAAGACGGCGACGCAACCAGAGCCACAGTTTGAGGTGAAGTACCCGAACGGTGAGCGCAAGACGGTTGTCGGAGAGCATGCCGCCAAGGTCGCAAAGACGATGGGACCTGCTGGAACGGAGTATTCCAGGCTATAAGTGTTACCATCCCTGTAGATCGGTGGCTGTAGCTGTGGGCCTGCACCGGAAGATCATCTTCCGTTGAGAGGCCCACCATGCTTTTTGAAATCCCTGAAGACCTTTCCGTCTTCACGCTCACTGCCCTAGAGGCGAAGCGTACCGAAGCCGAGAACGAATACAACTCGACGATGGCAACTCTGTCGGCTGACTCGGTCACCGATGAGGAAATCGACGAACTGGCCGCGCTGAAGCAGTTCTACAAATACGACGTGCCAGCCGAGAAGCAAGGCCGCATCGAGCGCCAGAACAAGTTCAACGCGCTGAGCCAGCCCGACGAGCCGGACACCGAGGAACCTGAGCCGGAGCCGGTTACCGCTGCGGCAAACGTGGTCGCCACTGTGGACGACAACGACATCGTCAAGGTCACCGTCGCAGACATCGTCAACCGGGACGGCACCACCGTCATCCCGGCTTCGCGTCAGGGGTACGCGACTCTGGTGGCGGCGGCCGGCGTGCCGGATTACGAGGCCGGACACAAGTTCGACTCAATGCTCGATGTGGCCAAAGCGTTCATTGCTCGTTCTGCTGGCCACGGTGGCGCTTCTGGTCCCGTTGGCACTGGTCCTATTCATTACCCAGTCGCCAAGATGATCCGGAACTACCCGGATCAGTACAGCGTCAACATGGACGACAACGACTACGCCACGATCATGGCAGTAGCCAACGAGCGCAACCTACCCGGTGGATCCCTGATCGCCTCCTCGGAACTGAGGCGGAAGGAGATCGCGCAGAACGAGCCAGGACGCGACTCCCTCGTCGCGGCGGCCGGCTGGTGTGCACCGTCCGAGATTGACTACGACATCTGTCTCCAGATCACCAGCGATGGTCTCCTGGACGCGCCCGAAGTCCAGGCTCGCCGAGGCGGTATCCGTCACAACCAGGGCATCGACTTCTCCACCATCTTCGGATCCGGCACCGGCTTCTTCAACCTCACTGAGGCCCAGGTTGCCGCCGGCACCACGAAGACCTGCCTGGAAATCCCGTGCCCCACGTTCATTGACGACCGGCTGGGCGTTACCGGTATCTGCCTCACCGGCAACATCCTGTCCATCCGTGGCTACCCGGAATTCACCTCCACCTTCGTACGCGGTGCCATGGCGGCGTCCGCGCACCAGGTGAACCGTGAGCAGATCGCGGCCATGGTCGCGGACTCGGTGGCGGTGACACTCACCGGTAACGCGCCATGGTCTTCGGACGGTTCCGTGGTGTCTCAGGTGCTGTCGGCACTGGAGACGGCGGTTGTGGACATCAAGTACCGGCTGCGTTTGCAGCGATCCGCGACCCTGGAAGTGGTGTTGCCGTACTGGATCCTGGCCCAGTTCCGGGCTGACTGGATCCGTCGCAACGGCGGCAACTACGGCGACATGCTGTGCTTGGCGGACTCGGCCATTGCCTCGGCTATGTCCTGCCGTGGCGTCCGGGCGCAGTATGTGTACGACTGGCAGGACTCGTTCGCCACTGGTGCGGTGTCGGGCACTCCCGGCGCCTCGACGCCGATCACCGAGCTGCCGCAGTCGCTGCAGTTCCTGATCTACCCGGCCGGTACCTGGGTGCGCGCCGTGTCCGACGTCATCACCCTGAACTCGGTGTACGACTCGACCAAGCTGGCCACCAACCAGGTAACCCACCTCTTCACGGAGACGGGCTGGAAGATGGTTCGCATGTGCCCGCTGAGCCGGGTGTACACACTCAACATCTGCCCGAATGGTTCGACGGGCGTACAACGAGCCGTGACCTGCTAGTAGGGCTCAGGGGGCCAGGGAACTGGCCCCCTGAATCACTTCAGCCCTACTGGAAGGAGTAGATGTGGCTGTATTCAACGGGCTGTATTACGCGGATCCGCCACCGCCACCGGTCCGCCCACCGGGCCTGTTCGATGCGGCCATCGGCCCGATGCCGTTCCCGAATCCCAATGCTGTTGGTGGCGGTGTTCAGTACATCCCCGACGATTGCGGGGATGTCTACATCTGGGGCATGAGCTGTCCCCCGGTGTCTGGTGCCAAGACGTTCCAGGCCCTGCCGGCGGCTGTGTCCGGGTTCCCGTTCACCGTGTACACGTCTTACACCTGCAACCTGGTCGGTATCTCCTACGACGAGGCGCGCCAGCGGGTGTTGACTCGTGCCTCGCTGCGTATGCAGCGGGGTGTGGAACGCATCTTCTGGGGCGGCACCAACGCGGCGCCTGGTCTTCCTGGCATCACTGGTCTGCTTCGTGGGGCTACCGCTCTGACGGCGGCGTCGTGTACTGCCAGTGCCATCGCCACCCTGGAACAGGGTCTGGTGGACAACGGCATCATCGGCGGCATCATCCACGCCCGTCCGTACATGATGCCGTTCCTCGCGAACCTTCATGTTCTGGAACCCAACGGGCGCGGATGGAAGACCCCACTGGGTACACCGATCGTGTTTGGTCAGGGATACGACGGCACCGGACCCAACGGTGAAGCTGTCACCGCGACTGTGGAGTACATGTACGCCACAGGTCGGGTGCCTATTTGGCAGGACCCTGAAATCTGGGTGCCGCCTGTGGACGGTGGCTTCAACACTTCCACCAACGTACTGACACTGATGGCTGAGCAGGTCTACGCCATGGGTATTGAGTGCGGGAAGTTCTCTGTCGCTGTAACCCGAGACTGCACACTGTTGTGATCACTCTTGAGCCTGCCGCCGACGAGCTACCCGAGATGGTTCGGGTACTCGTCGACTTGGCTGACTCTGTTTACGACGTAGCCAGCACCAGTGCCACTCCTCAAATGGGTCTGGTGATTCCTGACTACCTGTATGCCCGGTACCGCCGGTATCAGGAACTTGATTTCGAGTCTTCGACGCCTGTAGAGCCGAAGAAGCGGAGTAAGAAATGACCAGTGTTTGCTATACCCCGTTCAAGGTCCCGCGCATTCGGGCCACCAAGGTCGATGTGAACTGTGGACAGCCAGTGACTGGTTGTTCCACTGTTGTCTCCGACGGCATCATCTCCATCGCCATGACCAAGGAGTACGAGGCCCGCCAGGAGTTCTTTGTCAAGAACGGTGATGGTGTCTTCTGTGTCAAGGAGACCAACCCACCGATCCTGAAGTGGATCAACCTGGTGATCACGTTGTGCAACGTGGACCCAGAGCTAGTCAACATCATGACCGCTGAGCCCTTGGTCCTGGACAATGCTCCTACCCCACGCGCTACTGGTTTCAACACCCAGGAAGGCTCTGCCGCCTCGGCGTCCTTCGCCCTGGAGGGTTGGACCCGGTTGACTGGTCTCACTGGTGGGGCAGCGTGTACTGGTGGCGTGGAGTTTGGGTACGCACTCTTCCCGTGGGTTGTTGAGGGCACCGTCGGTGACCTGACCTATGAGAACGGTGCGGCCAGCTTCGTGGTCAACGCCAGGACAAGGTCCAACTCGCTGTGGGGTACTGGTCCATACTTCGTGGACTTGTCCGACGCCACGGCCACATTGAACAACCCGATCCCGCTGCTGACGCCGATCCTGTCTACACAGCATCACCGAATGTTTGTGACCAGGTTGACGCCACCAACGGCAGCTTGTGGCTGTACCACACTGTCGAGCCTCACTCCCGGCTAATCTGATACCTAGTGCAGGGGTGCACTACTAGAGGAAGGGAGTCGAGATGGCAAGCACTCTCACCGTGTTTACCAACTCGACTCCCGGACTTCCCTGCAACTGGACTGTTGACGCCGGCTGTTGTGACATCTGGGCCGCACAGACTGTGGAAATGCAGACGGCGGCGGCGGAGTACGGAGCCTTGTCCATTTGGGCTGCCACCGGTCGCCGGTTCGGTGCCTGCACCAGGACAGTGCGCCCATGTGGCCGGGACTGTAACGAGAACATGGGCTGGGGCTCGGGCTACTACTGGGCCGACGGAGTCTGGTTTCCGTACATCCTCGATGGCGTGTGGCGTAACTGTTGGTGTGGATTTGGTAACGGATGTCATCGTTGCCGACCACAGTGCCAGGTGTTCCTCACCCCTCCCGTGTCAGGGATTGTGGAGGTCAGATTCAGTGACGGAACTGTCGCGGATCCGGCCACCTACCGTGTAGATGATTGGCAGTGGCTGGTCCGTCAAGGTCCCGGCATCACCGGAACCGATGGTTGCTGGCCTCTGACGAATGACTACAACTACCCCGTAACCGGAACGTTGGCGCCAGCCAACAAGACTGCTTGGCAGGTGACGTATCTATGGGGGATTCCTGTACCTGCTGTACTCCAGCGGGCAGCGGGGGAATTGGCCTGCGAATGGATCAAGAACTGTACGGGCGGAGTCTGCCGATTGCCGCAGAGGGTAACCTCGATTGCGAGACAGGGTGTGAGTGTGACCCTGGCGGATGTGGACCAGCTGCTCCAGAACGGGCTGACGGGTCTGGTCACAGTGGACTCGATCATCCAACGCTTTAATCCTGGCCGGCTACCTTCCCGTATGCAGATCGCCTCACCGGACCTACCCACAATCCGTGAAACCACCTTCCAGGGGTTCTGATGGCCAACGCTGCATACACCAACTTCAAGGCAGGCATCCTTGGTGCTGACTTTGACCTGGTTGTCGCCAGTGTCAAGGCAATGCTCGTGCGTGGATACTCGTTCACCGCTGCTCATGTCACGGTGGCGGATGTAGTGTCCGCTGGCGGAACCATCAACGGCACCAGTGCGGCCTTGACCAACCCAGTCATCACTGGTGGCGTGTTCGATGCGGATGACACCTCGATCGCCACCACGGCGAACGCCTCGAACCATGTCCTTGTCCTGGCCCAGACTTCTGCTGTTGGTGGTGGCGCGGATTTGCCGACTTCAGGCCAGCTGCTCATAGCGTTCTATGACACTGGGACCGGTCTGCCCATTCAGCCGGGTACCGGTACGGTCACTGTCACTTGGAGCGCAGGAGCTGCCAAGATCCTCGCGGTGACGTAACCATGGCGATCGCCCTTGTCGCCTCGGATTCCATGGGATTCGGTGTCACCAGTGCTGGTGTGGTGTACAACTTTCCCAGCGGTGCGCCTGGCGCCACAGACCTGGACATCTTGTGCGTCAACTCAGACGCGGCCATCAACGTGCCAAGTGGATGGACCCTGGGCCACCAGGAAGTCAACAACCAGGGCTCCTACATCTTCTACCGCAAAGGTGGGGCTGGCGCTTCGGTAACGGTTAGCTCCGTCCAAGCCCCTGGTCCGTTCAACGCCACATTGACTTGGTCCCGGTGGACTGGAACCAACACCATTGACGTGAACGCGGGTGCGCAGGCTACCGGTGGAGGCAACACATCTCCTGCTGTTAGTACAGGCGTTCTCGCTGCGGCTGGTGAACTGGTCTACACTTTCTCCGCGCTCCATGCCACCCAGACATCGAACCAGAACACTCCCGTGTGGTCCGCTGGGTTCACCAACCTGCAACTGGCAATCCAAGGCAGTGGTGGTAGCGGCTGTGTTGGCATCAGTGGATACAAACTGAACGCAGGGACGCCGGCTGAAACCCCCAGTGTCACCTGGTCCGGTGACGCGGTTACGGACCGGTACGTTCTCGTCGTTACCTTCACCGCCGCAGCGGTCGCGGACACCATCGTCCCTGACGGAATCAGCCTCACCACCAGCCTGGGTGCACCAGCACTGACAGACACGGCAATGACCGTGGATCCGACCAGCATCACGCTGCCCGTGACACTGGGGGCACCCACTGTCGCGGGTCCACCACAACCCACCCTGTTCGACCCACTGGCTGAGCTGTACACACAGGCACTCGGTTGCCTGTGTGCCATCACCAATTCCATGCCAGGAGCGCCGCAACACTGCGGTCCGCGTATCGGTCCCGAAGTGGCCTACGACCTGGGTCAGTTCACAGACTTCTGCTGCGAAGGTCTGGCCTACATCTCGCTCGGAGACACCTGGATCTCGGACAACAGTTTCCCGGATCAGGACATCATTCGTCAGGTTCGAGGAAACTGTCCGCCAGGATTCTGGGCACAGGATCTTAAACTGGGCATCGTCAGGTGTTCACCTGTCGGCAGCCCTGACGGTGAACCACCGACTGATGCTGACTGGGCTGCTGCAGCGGTCCAAAACTTGTACGACGCACAAGCACTGCGTCGAGTGGCTTGCTGTATCCGAAACTTCGTCATCGACAATCAGGCCTTCTACATGGGCATGTCTGTGGTCATCAACCGACAGGTTCAGACCACGCCCAACGGTGGCTGCGTGGAGCGGTACGTCACCGTGACGGTGCAGTTCCCGAACGTAGATTGTGTCTGCTGATGTGGCTCGCGCGAATCCAGGCCCTGAAGTCTTTCGAGACCATGATGGCTGGTGACATGCTCGATGTTGTACTGGACGAGCGATGGGCACATCTCATCGCCAACGACTATGTGAGGCTGGTGGACCGATGGGATATACCGTCCGCCTCGACAGATTCGAAATCAGAGTCCAGTCCATCGAAGCTGGACGACGCCTGATCACGCAGGTTGTGAAAGAGGTAAAGGAAGGCGCTCAGGCGATCCTGTCGTTTGGTCCCTACACCTCGGGCAAACTGATCCGTGGCCTGGAAACTCAGATCCGGTACGGTCCAGAGATTGTGACCGGTCGGGTTGGCATTTCCGGTCGCCGGTTTCCTTACGCCGCTTCAGTGGAAGGTGGCGCCAGGCGTCACCTCATCACACCTAAGAGCAAGAATCCTCATGCTCGACTCGTATTCTTCTGGCGCAAAGTGGGACATACCGTTTACCTGTCCTACGTCCACCATCCCGGCCAGACCGGCAAAGGATACCTACGCATCCCGATTCTGGTGGTCGGTCCCAAGTACCACATGCGGGTCTTCACCTACGATTAGCCGATGACCGACACTGGAACCGATACCCGAATCGTCTCTGTCGCAGGACGATCCATTGTTGTGCGACAACTCAAAGACGCTCAGCTTGTCCTCATGAGTCGTGACGCAGCGCTGCTAGGCAAGGAAGGTGTGCTTGCTGGCCGCAAGTTGGAGGCCGCCGGACGCATCATGGACATGTTTGAGTCTCTGATCGTGCAGCAAGCCGACAAGGACTACGTCATGGAACAG